TGCCACCAGTCTCGCTGCCTGGGTTCGACTCTGCCAGCACGGGGTCCATGGAGATGCGGTACACACGTCCGGCCGTCAGTTCCGCACTGAGTTCGTACAGGTCCTGGGGGGTCGAGCCAGTCGCCACCTGGTTGACGCCGAGGGTCTTGGTCGACCTGGCGACCATGCCCTTAGGGAGCGAGTTTATCAGGGTTAGCAAGGAGTTTCCGGCCGCTACGTAGTCGTCGGCGTAGACGTTGCGGAACGCCGCGTCGCCCTCGGGGGTGATCTGTGCCGATCCCTCGCCTGTGGTTGGGTCCTCGATCCCGAAGTTGCTCTCCCCGCCGATGGAGATGTCTTCGAAGTCCCCGTGCCCGTCGAGGCCGGTGATGTCGATCGTCTTCTTGTTGGTTTCGTCGTAGGCTCGAAACCCGAGGCCGTCCATCTCGACGCGGGCGTTCGGCGAGACGTTGGTGTAGAACTTGCTCGACAGAAGGACATCGGCCTGGAGCGTCCCGGCAGTGATCTTCGAGGCCGTGAGGTTGACGATGAGAGCATCACCGATCAACTTGCGGACGACGACCTGATCGACGTAGGTCGTGGAGCCAGAGCCGTCACCGGCCGCGTTACCCCTGACTGCCACGGTCATCCAGGTCTTGCCAGCGGGGACGGTGATCGTGCCCTCTCGCGTGGTGTAGCCAGTATGGCCGGTCTCTGTGCCGATGATTGATGTCACCGTAGTCGTAGCGTGTGCGGGGTTCAGCACGTTCACTGAGTCGAGGTTTGTCCATGCCTCGATACGGTTTGCGTTGGGGGCTGCCCGAGAGTTCTTGACTCGCATGGAGACGTAGTACACGTCGCCCGCCATGACTGGAATCGGTCGTGTAGCATAGATACGACCGGCATCGGCCGAGGCCGCCAGGGTATAGAAGATACAACGATCGCCAGAGTCTTCATTCGAGGTATCGGTTCCCCAGGCGCTAATGCCCGCACCGGCAACCGTGTTGATGCCCCACCCAGCAGGCTTTGTAGCGTCTGCCTGTGACAGTTCTTCCATGCCGCCGTTGGCAATCAACTGCTCGCTGAAGCCTGCCACCGTCAACTTCTCTGTCGTCACTGCTAGAGGGTTGATCTTCGGTGTGGTGACGGCGTTGTCGGCCAGTTTCGCGGCCGTGATCGCGAGGTCTGTGATCTCGGAGCCGAGCAACTGCGCGTAGACAGCAGAAGCCGAGCCCTGGGCGCTGGCCGCGCCCTTTAGCCCTAGTTGGTCCACGACTATCAGGCGTACGTAGTACGTCGTTCCCGGGGTCAGGGCGTTGACCAGGAAGGTGCCTCTACCCCGCATGGTGCCAACGAGGGTCGCGTTGCTTGGCGTGAAGCCTGACGCCGTCGAGACGTGAACCTCGGTGTAGAGGTAGTCAACAGGCAGCGCGCCAGAGCCAACGAGCAGCCCGTCCCAGACGATCTTCAGCGTCGAGAGTGGGGCCGTGACGACCGGCGTAGACGCCTGGCCTGGCGTCGTCGAGTCCTTGGTCACCGTGACGACAGAGGACGTGGCCCAGGTCGAGAAGTTGCCGTGGCCATCCACGGCTCTGACACGGTACTGGACGGTCGTGTCCTGAGGTAAGATGCCGCCCGAGATGGACATGATGCCAGCGTCCACACGGCCGACCGGCCCCCAGGGCTCAGAGCCGACCTTGCGTTCGATCTGAGTCTCTTTGTGGTCGATGAGAGGGCTTGTGTCGGTGTTCTCGATCGGGTCGCTCCACGTCACCGTGGCCATGACGAAGTTCTGCCCGCCCGGGTCCATGTAGAGGTTCTGCGAGACGGCCACGAGGGTAGGCGGGCTAGGCGTCTTCCCGTCGTCTGGTGTCGGCATACCGGGCACGTAGTCGCTCGTGATCGAGGGCAGTGTCCCTGGCAGGTCGATGACGTTCTCTAGGTCGTCGCTAATGATGATGGAGACGGGCGGGTCGTAGGTGCCCTCAGGCATGGACAGCAGGTCGTTGATCTTCAGGGGCACTTCGATCGGGTCTTCGGCGTCTTGGAGAATGACCTCTGCTAGCCACATCTGCCCGGGCTGCCCGCCGATGTCCGGTACTACTTCTGTGCCAGCGTCGAAAGCACCAGGCAGGGCGAGGTCTACCGTGATGATATCGTTGTCGTAGTCGATGTCGATGATGGTGTACGGGCCAGACGTGCCGACCCAGATCACCTGGTCGAGCGAGAGTGCCGACGCGTTGACGACGGAGAGGATCGTCTGAGAGGCTGCCTCGTCGGCAGACAACTCAGTGCCGTACCACTCCCACCTGACCTCAGTCAGAAGTCCGTTAGTGGCCATGGTGGTGTTCCGCCTTACCGCCCTTGTGCTTCTTCTTGTTGACGGTCCTCTTGTGTCGGATACGGCGGATCTTGACCGGCTTCGACACCCACTTGTGCGCTCCGATCGTCATGTTGCCGCCTACTCCGAGAGGGATAGACGCCTCGTGGAGATTGACGGTGCCGATGCCGAGAGGGAGATGTACCTTGTCGAAGGGCTCCAAGTGGAATATGGGGATGATCTCGTAGGACTTCACCTGCTCTAAGCCCGAGTTTGACTTCAAGATCCTGATGGCCTCGTCCGTTGTGTCGGCCAGCGTCTTCAGGTCGTCGTTGATCTCGACGATCGGCAGGATACGCGGAACTCCGTTGCGAGCCAAGGACTCCTTGGACAGTTCGTTGGTCTTCCTGAGCGCCACGATGCTGTCCCGAACGATCGTGATGTTCTCCTGCTTCTTCTCGTCCTTCTGCTTGCCCTTGCTCTTGTTCGAGGGCTTCCTGTGGCTCGTCACCTTGACGTAGTTGCTGAAGTCTGTGAACGAGGTCGAGGCTTCAGGCAGCGCGAGGACTGACTCGATGTGGACCGGGTTCTTGCCCGCACTCGTTGACTCGCACACGACGAAGCCGTTTCCGTCGAAGTACACCCTCCAGCCCATCTCCTGCCCGGCGATACGCTTGGCGGCCTGCCAGGGCGTCAGGGCGTTCTCGCCCATGCCGACCGTGTACGGGCGCGAGAGCGTTTTCTTGACCTGCGGGATGCGAAGGTGCGCCTCACCTGCCTGGTCCCTGAGGATCTGCCGGATCGCCAGATCAACCCGCAGCCCCTTCTTGTACGTCTTGGGCTTGACGCCATGGTCTGCAAGGAGACTCTTGTCACCAAGTTCCAGGCTGACCTCGGCGCCAGAACGAGACACGGCGGTCGGAACGCCGACGATGCAACTGGACTCCCAGGTGCCCCAACTGGGAACGTCAACGACGTGGATGACCTGAATGAGCCGGTTGATCCAGAGGATGCCCTTGGGGTCTCTGATATAGTCGCCGCCGAAGTTCATCGTTCCACTTGGGTCGGACACGACGAGAGAGGCCGTCCGACACGGGCCGTCGTTTCCCCGGGCATAGTTGATCTGCCCGTCGAGCAGGTCGAGCGATCCGACGTGGTGGTCGTTGATCGTGAGGATGTCTACCTGGATCGTGAAGTCGTGATCGCTCTGGAGTAGGTCGATGTACGCCTTCTTGGCAGCAGGAGGCCGGTGGTTGTGCTGCATTAGTGGTCTGCCAGCCTCTCCCACCAGTTCAGCGTCACAAGGACGACCTCGGCGCTACATACCTCGGAGTAGAACACGTCGGACGGGCTGTAGTCGCCGAGGATGACGTGGAAGTTGACCTTGCCAAAGATGAGCCTGTACCTCAGGCTGGAGTCGTCCTCGATCCAGTTTAGGAGTTGGTCTTCGTCGTTGTTGAGGACGACGCCCTCGATCGACCCTGAGCGCGTCGTGCGCAGTTGCCGACGACGGATAGGCTGGACGATCAGGTCCCCTTGTATCGGAACGTGAACGATCGCTCCCTCGGACGTACTCTGTTCGATGACAGGCACGTCGTTGTAGCCCTGGATCTCGACCTTGTTCCCGTTACGCGGGTTGACGATCCAGACACCCATCGGCATGAGCGTGTCCGTCACGGTCGGCCCGAGAGCCGAGACGACGCCTGAGGCGCGAGTGCGAACTGACCAAGTGTGTTGGATCCGAGGGGGCGAGGTAGGGTCTGGTATCGTGAAGGTCGTGCCCGAGAAGAAAGTCACCGCTGGCGCCCAGAGATACGGGTCGTCGCCGACCCAGATCGGAACGATCTCGCCATCTCTGACAAGGGCAATCTCGTCTGGTATCCCGAGAGAGCGCGTCCCTGAGATGACGGGGTAGACGTTGGTCAGTGAGACAGAGATGGTGTTGACCGCCGTGCCCGCCCCTGACAGTACAGTGGTGAACGGTTGCTCGACTCTTGAAAAGACAGGGGCGCCCTCGGATGCGACACGGGGCACAATGCTGTCTCGAACGTAGAGGACGAACCTGCCCGAGCCGCCAGGGACCTTGATGCTCCTGTTCGGAGTCCAGGAGCGGGAGACCGAGTCCTCGTCCCATCCCACGCTGTCGAGCATCTTCGTGTCGCTCCAGAACTCCGCCTTCCACGAGGTCTGGGACGCGATCGTCCATGTGAGGGTCGGGCTCCCGTCGTCCGTCGTGGACGGGGGGTTGGTGATCACCGGCACGACAAGAGGCTGGTAGGTGTAGTAGGCCCAGCCGCTGAACGGGCTGTTGCCGCTGGGGCCGTTCGTCTTCACGCGCCAGTAGATAGTCTGCCCGGCCGTCAGCACAGGGTTCGCGCCCGGGTCTTGGGCGGGGTCGTACCGGGTGTCGCTCGTCGTCAGGAAGCCCGAGTCGTAGGTGATCGTTCCGACCGTACCGGCAGACGAGAACTGAATCTGCTGCTGGGTGATGTCCTCGTCGCCCTCGTACGAGAGGACGGGGTCTCCGTCTGAGACCGTGCCGCCGTCCGGGGTGAGGTTGCTTGGCTGGTCTGGGACGATAACATACGTCACAATGAGGTACGGCTTGTTGACAGAGGCCGACGAGCCGCGCACCGCTAACGAGGGTGTGCCCGAGATGTCGATCGACAGGCCCAGTTTCGACCGGGTGGCTGCCCAGGCAGTCACGTCAAGTTGGTACAGCGTGTCCTTGGCAGGGTTGGTCTTCGCCTGTGTGGTGATCTGCGCGCCCCTGGCGGGCTTGGTGTTCCAGGACACCGAGGACTTCCATGCCTCGGTGTTCGGGTGCGCTCGCATGGTGAACGTGCCGGTGTTGGTCGCCGATGTGTAGATCTGGAGGACAGCGGACGTGATCGTTGCGTCCTCTGGGATCCTGTCGATCGGGACCCGCGCCAGCATCCGGGCGTCCCCGACACCGTCCGCACGAAGGGGGTTCTCGGCAGGGCTGCCGTACTTGTGGTTGGGGTTCGGCTGACGGATCGAGTAGGTCGTGAGCGGGAGGTTCGCCGTTGGCATATCAGGCGCCCTGCCATGCAAGGCTGTCGGCTGCCGCTATCCGGCCATCGGATACCTCAGAGACGTATGCCTCGAAGTCCTTAGAGCCGATGCGCAGTATGACCTTCTTCGGGAACGAACTGCGATCGTTGCCGCCCATGTTCCTCGTGTCCTGGGCCGTGTGGACGTTGCTCCCTCTCGGCAGGTCTACGATCTCCGGCCCGCGCTCACCGACGAGGGCGAGACCGCCAGGCGCGATACCACCCTTCGCGAAGGCTGGGATGGTGAAGTCTGGCAGCGGCCCTGGGCCGTGGATGGTGAAGGGTAGGTGGAGGGCGCTGTTGATGGCGCTTTTGATGGCCCCGGCAATGTCACTAATGAAGCCGCCGACCGCCCTCAGCCCGTTCCACAGGCCCGTGATGATCTTCGAGCCGAGTGTCTTACCGGCATTGAGGAACGTTGTCGCGAGGGAGAGGATCTTGCTGGGCATACTGTGGAAGAGATCGACAACCCTGCCGATGCCGCTGCTGATCACGCTCCACAGAGCCTTCATCGGCCCGACGAAGACCTTGCCGACGAACGACGCCACGGCGCCTATGACGGTCCTCACGATGCCGAAGTACCGCTTGACGATGGCCGAGATGACCCGTACGACGACGGAGATGACGGACTTGACCAGGCCGAAGTACTTTGCGACTGCCTTCCAGATGAACTGGACGACGGTCGAGACGACCTTCCACCAGATCTTGACGTAGGTACTAATGAACTTGGCGAGGAACTTGAAGACTGGGACCGTCACGGCTGAGACGAACGACCACGCCTTCTTGACGATGGCCATGACGATCTTCAGATAGACCCCGATGACCTTGGCTATCACGCTGAAGACGGTCGTGGCGACCTTGCTCGCTATGCCGAAGTACAACTTGAAGCCCTTTGCTATGTAGGGCAAGACCTTTCCGATCAACTTACCGAGCCACGAGACGACCGGGCCGATCTTCTCCCAGATGACCTCGTACAGCCTCACGAGGGGGGCTATGAACTTCCCGATATACGGGACGAGTTTGACGATGGTCGAGCCCCAGTTCGTGAAGGCTAGTATGAGAAAGGCGATAATCGGCGCGAACTTGACCAGGAGCGGCCCGAGGATGTTCGAGATGATCTTGACGACCGGGGTGATGAAGGACGCAATGGCCCCGAGGCCGCTGATCGTCTGGCTAATGATCTGCCCGATGACCGCCGCAACGCCCTTCAGGAGTGGCGAGAGGGCCGAGAACAAGGCAGCGAACTTCGGCCCGTTCTCTGCCAGAGCCGCGCTGATATCTGCGAAGATGGGCATGAGGGCGTCTTTGATCGTGTTGACCAGGCTCACGACGATCGGTATGGCGCTCTGGAAGACTGAGAACACGCCTCCGGCGAACTGAGGATTGAACAGCGGCAGGAGTACCTTGCCGATCTCACCAAGGATGTTGAACAGGCTCTTGGTCGTGTCGATGCCCTGCTTCGCCCATGTCGCTATGGCGTTCTTGCTCGACGCCTTGCCCGTGAAGTCTGCCAACTGCTCAGAGAGCCTGGCGAGGGTCCCCAGCAGTTTGCCCCCGGCAGGGGTCGCGGCCGAGAAGACGTTGATGATCGTCGTCCCGAGGCTCTTGAAGATCCGCCACAACTTAGAGGCAGAGGCGAAAGCACGCTTCAGGAAGTCGTCGATCTTGTTGGCCGTGCTCGCCTTACCGGCCATGTCGGCGAAACTCTTCGCGACCCCGCCGACAGAGCCCGACAGGCGCTTAGCGGCAGGCTGGATGGCAAGGAACAGGTTGAGGATTCCGTCAAGGACCGGGACGATGGCCTTGCCGAGATTTTCGAGGATACGGTTGTTGTTCCACATGGCCTGACCGAACCGATCGACGAACGACCGGCTCGTGCCGAAGGCTATGACCTTCTTGATGATTCCGTTGAGGACGTAGCCCGTGCCGCCCAACTGCTGTTGCAACGTCGGGAGTAGTTTCTCTCCGATACGGGCTATGGGCTCTGCGAGACCCTCGAACACCCTCTGCTGGATCTCGTTCTTGACCGCGCCCCACTCGTCCTTCAGGCCCTTGACGGCCTTGGCCGCTGCCTGGGCAGCAGGAGACAGGGCCTTCATGGCGTCTCGGTCGCCGCCGATCGCCTTTCCGAAGCCAGCGAAGGCGATCTTGGCGACGATCGCGCCCTGGGCGAGAGCCCCGACGATGCCGACGAGAGCGATACCGGAACTGCCCGCCTGGACGACCGCGCCGGTCAAAGCCGTGAGCGTGCCCGCAAGGGCCGAGATTGTCGAGGTTGCGAGAGGCACGAGGGCGACGATCGCCGGGATCATCATGCTCTTGGGGTTGAAGCCCCCGAAGGCGTCCTTGAAGTACTTGCCTATGCTGCCCCCGCCGCTCGTTCCACCCATGCGCTTCTGGAAAGCAGTGGTGAACTTGCTGGCCATCCGCTCGCCGAACGTGGAGCCTACCTTGTCAACGTCCTTGTCGGCTCCTGCACCGGCCTCCCTGACTGACGTTCTGACCTCGCCAGCCAGGGCATCACCGTCAACGTGGAGTTCCACATAGGCATCGGCAACAGACACTACGATGCGCCTCCTAGTGCTGCCGCGAAGCCTGTAAGTGCGGCCTCTTCATTTTCTTTAGACCAGGGTGAGCCCGGGGCAAGGGCTGCCCCGGTCAACCGGGCTTTCTCTGTCGGCTTGTACAGTTGGATGTCGAACTTGTTCTTCTCGTCTTCCTCAGCGTTTTCGGTCGCAAAGAAGTACATAAGATTGAGGAATCGATCCAAGGCCAGGGCCATAGGGTCTACTCCTCTCGCTGCCGACCAGCCGTCAAAGATTGTCCAGTTGTGCTCTGCGATCGCCATAAGGCGGATCGCTACGTAGTAGGGCGTCCCCCCACCTTCTCGATGAGCCCCTCGACGATGTCCTCGACTACGCCGAAGTCCATATCGTCCTCGGGGTCCATAAGGCGGGCTGACAGGTGCTTCTGGTCCTCGTCTGACATGCCTCGGTCGAGCCACCCGAACGCCTGCTTCGCCGCGTCCATGTCGGTCGCCCCGTCTGCCAAGAGAGGGACTACCATGGAGGCTACCTTGGGTGGATCGAAGTTGTAAACGTGCTCGTCACCGTCGAGCGTGAAGGTGATTGCCTCACGCCGACGCACTGCTACCCTGAACGAGAGATCGGCCACTGTGCTGCTCCTGACTACTTCGAGGGCGCGGCCGGTGTGGGTTCGGTCTGAATCTCTTGCTGTGCAAGTCGATCAGCGATATCGTCTGGGCTCTCACGACGATTCGTCTTGCCACAGTTACATGCCACTGGCGTGCCCTCCCTTCCCTGTAACACGGCCAGGTTTGACCGTGTGCCTTCATTCTACCTGCTACTTAGCCGAAGTCCTCTATGCTCGACAGTTCGATCGCCCGTGTCAGGAACCTCACGGCGGGCACGCCGCTTGTCGAGTAGGTGCTGATCCACCTGTTGCCGATCTTGTATGTCAGGATTGGAGCTCGCCTGGCGAAGATCGGCCCGGTTCCCTCTTCCTGATAGATCGCATAGTCAACAGGCGTCCCGATGCGCCACGTTATGCTGTAGAGGCCCTGCTCTTCGAGGGTCGCGAAGATCGAGTTCCGCATGAGGCCGGTGTTCACCGTCGCGTACCGTTTCGCCCGGTCTCGGACCTTGCCCGCTGCTCTGGCGGCCCCTCGACCGATCTCGCCCACGGGCGACATCATGAGGGCTATCTCGCTACGGTGGACGATGATCCTCATTAGTCACAGCCAGCGCACATCTGGTATCGGAACGTGAACGTCCACTCCCAGCCTCCACAGCCGCCTAGAGGGCCTAGCGGGGTTCCTCGCTCTACGCTGAGAGACTTCATGTTGATGTGCTTGGTGCCCTCCCAGGTCCGCACGGCCGCGAGGATCGCATCTGCGTCTTTGGTCATGTTGAGGGTGTCGTCGGTCATCTGCTCCTTGGTTGGCGAGCCCTCGGTGTTGAGGCTGTGCATACAGCGGATGACGCCGACGCCGATGTTTGCCTTGAGGTCTGTGATGTCACAGGGCTGGGAGCCGACAGGCTGTGGCGTGATGTTGATGACCCTCACCCACAACTCCCCGCCGCCGCCCTCGGTGTTCTCGTCGGGGCAGCAGTTGTCCCAGGCGACCTCCGCGCCCGGCGACAGAGTGACCAGCGCGGCCTGCCGGTCGCACTCTTCGAGCCGCCTGTCAACCTTGTCGAGAAGGTCTGTGAGGGCCGGGCCGAGGGTGTCCACTACTTCGACCGGATCAGCACGTTGATGGTCCGATCATCGATCCGGCCCGCTACTGTCACTATGCGGCAGGAGACGCCGTACATGATGCCCTCTGTGCCACCCTTCAGCCATGCCGTGACAGTCGTAGCCGAGTTCGTGAAGTGGTCCAGGGTGAGCCCGGCCTGTGCCGCGACGGACGCGGTCTGGATCGCGTCGTCTTCGAGCCAACTCGACCAGTCCCACTCGTAGTCAAGGTTGGCATCGGGGTCCTTGATGAACGGCTTCATACGTGCGCTCCCTGCCTCTCGGTGACTATTGTAGTCCTGTTCGGGTCAAACGGAACGTGGATGCCCCGCCTCTCCCTCTCCACGACGAAGATTCGGTGCTCGCGAACGACGTGGTAGACACGCTCGTCAGGGGACGGCCCGACGATGAAGATGTTAGCCATGGCGTCGTAGGCAGTCCCGACGCCGGTCGCACACCCGGCAGCCGCTCCGATCGAGGGCTTTGCAGGGTATGCGGTTCCTGTAGCCGTGGCGACCCCGGCTGCGCCCGACTTGCTGAGGCTGACTCCTGGGTTGTACGCTATGCCTGCCCCGGTCGCGACCCCGGCGTTAGCCCTCGTGCTGATACTGATATCTGGGTTGTAGGCGGTTCCAACGGCCGTGGCGACCTGGGTGTTGGCAGAGATCTTGACTGTTGGCCCGAGGGCTGTCCCCGCGCCGGTCGCGACCCCGGCAGGGGCGTTTGCTGGCGCACCACCGATCGAGGCCGTTGGGTTGTAGGCCGTCCCGACGCCGGTCGCGACCCCAGCGTTGGCCTTGATGTCTGCGCGAGGGGTCTGGGCCGTTCCCGTACCAGACGCAAGCCCCGCACTCGGCAAAATCGATGCCTTGGCGGTCTGGACCTTGTAGATCTCTCCGTCAGCGATCCAGAGAATGTCACCGGCAACTGGGTTCGACGAGACTGTGAAGGAAGCAAAGGCACCTGGGCTACGGTATGGAGCCGAGACCGCGAACTGAGTCCAGGTGTTCGCAAGCAGAGCGAGGGTCTGGGTGTCAGAGATGATGTAACTCGGGACAGAGTTGAACCAGTCGATGTTGAGGGAGACCGTTCGAGCGACGTTGCTACGTATCCAGATTCCGCCTTTGAGGGCCTCGGCAGCGACGACAGGGATGGAGGCAACCGGGTTGATGTTGATGTTGAACTGGGCCGCGCCCGTACCGCCCTGGAACGAGACCTTCAGAGACGCGCTCTTGTCGTGGATCTGGTCGGTGGCCTTGACCATGGTGTAGGGCAGCGCGCCAGGGTTGAACGAGGATGTCCAGCCAGAGGCATCGACCTCTATCGCAGATTGGTTCGGCGTAAGCAGGTTGGTCGCTCGACCCCAGGCCACCTGGGGCGAGGGGCTAATGCTCACGCTTGGCCCGTACGCTGTACCCGTGCCTGCCGCAGATCCCGCGTTGGCATAGGTGGCGTTCGCCGACGAACCCGTTGGGTTGTATGCGGTTCCGACGCCGGTCGCGACTCCTGCCAAGGCGTTCCCAGAGGCAGTAGTCGATGGGTTGTATGCGGTTCCGGCGCCGGTCGCGACCCCCGCGCCAGGCTTAACGTCCGCACGAGGGGTCTGTGCCGTCCCGGTTCCGGTTGCGACCCCGGCGTTCGCCTTGACGCTGGTACTCGGTGCCTGGGCAGTGCCGACGCCGGTCGCGACTCCTGCTAGGGCACTCCCTGAGGCAGAGATTGTTGGGTTGTATGCGGTTCCGGCCCCGGTCGCGACACCCGCGTTGGCGTTAGCGTTGCCCGATGTCGAGGCAGTCGGGTTGTACGCTGTCCCAGCCCCGGTCGCGACCCCAGCGTTGGCTTGAACATCTGCGCGAGGGGTTTGAGCCGTCCCAGCCCCGGCCGCGACACCTGTGTTCGCCTTGATATCTACACGAGGGGTCTGGGCCACGCCCGTGCCGGTCGCGACCCCGGCCAGGGCGTTCCCAGATGCCGTGGCTGAAGGATTGTACGCCGTCCCGGTCCCAGATGCTATCCCGGCGCTGGGCTTGATGTCTGCCCGAGTCGGGAGCCAGACACCGGCATTGTCGAACTTCAGCAATACGCCAGAGGCGGCCGTGATCAGCCTGACCTGGAGGCCCGGGATTGTATCTGCTGCAACAGAATATGGCTTTACGGTGAAGTATTGCCATGCCCCGGTAAGCGTGACATCGACGAAGGATGCTTCCTCAGATTGGTATGAGCCGTCTGGATTGCAGTTCCTCCCGCCGACACGAACAACAGTACCGTTTGGCCCCTTGACCGCAATACCGGCCGTGTGCAGTACGCCAGCGGGGACGACGGCTTTCTGAGGTGCGAACCACAGTATGCCTTGCACGTTGACGGCGCTGTTGGTCGTTGTGTTGATGCTCCATGTACCGTCGTACGAGTCTGTGTTGTCTCGAACGAGGGGTGCAGCGAAGTAGCCAGCGTACCCACCGTCAACTACCGTGAGAGGCGTGCTGCCGTCTTCAAGACCGCCGTTGAGAAGGGCAGTCATGAACGCGCCGAGGGCAACGCCAGCGTTGGCGAGCAGTCTCGCACTCGGAGTCTGGGCCACGCCTGTTCCGGTCGCTACCCCGGCGTTGGCGTTCCCCGAGGCAGAGACCGTTGGGTTGTATGCTGTTCCGACACCTGTTGCCACGCCAGCGTTGGCGAAGGTGTTGTTTGTTATCGAGGCAGTCGGGTTGTAGGCCGTTCCTGTGCCTGCTGCGACCCCGGCGTTGGCCTTGACACTTGTCTGAGGGGTCTGCGCTGTTCCAGTTCCCGCCGCGACCCCGGCGTTGGCCTTGATGCTTGCCTGAGGGGTCTGGGCCACGCCCGTGCCGGACGCCACACCTGCCGAGCCGTTCCCAGACGCCGTGGTCGTCGGGTTGTATGCGGTCCCTACTCCTGTTGCGACACCTGCCGAACCGTTCCCAGATGCCGTGGTCGTCGGGTTGTATGCAGTCCCCGTGCCGGTTGCCACCCCAGCGTTGGCCTTGACAGATGCCTGAGGGGTCTGGGCTGTCCCCGTGCCGGTCGCCACCCCGGCGTTGGCCTTGACAGACGCCTGAGGGGTCTGGGCCGTTCCCGTGCCGGTCGCAACCCCGGCAGAGGCGTTCGTCGGTGTGCCACCAGACGAGTCGTTCCATGTGACAACGGGGTCGGCCCAGGTGGTCGTTCCGTCGTTCCAGTGCCCCGCCGTGCCAGGGCTTTGCAGGTTTACCCAGTTGTCGTATCGGACTGAGGGGTTGTCGTACCAGAGGGACGCGCTCGCGTAGTTGGCAACACCCGCCCCGAACATCCCTCGCCCGACGATCTCGCCAGTGGTGGACAGCCCTGTCAGCGTCAGGGTCTCTGTGGGCGAGGATATGTCGTTGCCGATGTCGGCCAGCGCGAAGATCCTAAGTTCTGCCGTCGCGGCGACCGTGTCAACCCTCCACTCTAGCCGGACGGCCTGGTTGACGGGCGTCTTCGTGGTCGAGGCCGACGAGAAGGGCGAGCCACCCGTCCCCGCGATACGCCAGCCGCCATCGGACTGGTGCTGGATCTGGCAGTGGTCAGGCCCCGAGTAGTCCTCTAGGGACGAGATTCGGTTGGACGCGGAGGGCCATGCGCTCGCTCGAAAAATGAACGCGCCATACTGCACTGTCCCGGGAATATCACAGTTGATCTTGAGGCGCTGCTGGGTGGCCGCCAGGTCGTGCCGGTACGACATCGTTCCGAACTGAGCGAAGGCGTTGTCGGCCTTGGTGGTTCCAGCCCCAGACACGATCGAAATGACAGGATCGGTAGAGGTCTGAGCAGTTACCACTGCCTCGTCCGTCCAGCCCTCAGCGGTCGCAGTGAGCAGCCCTGTCCCAGTCTGGCCCTTCAGGATCACTACGATCCCTAGCCAGTGCGCGGCTGCCCCTGTTGCCACATCAAGTTGGAATGTTCCTGACGGACTTGCAGTGGGCATACGCTTGGTCGCCATGCCCATTGCGGCATCATTGCCGAGCGTCGAGGACGCTACGGCGTTGGTGTCTGAGTTATGGGTCCAGCCGACTGAGGACGTGCTGAAGGTTCCCGCGTCGTCTGCCCTATGCCAGAAGGCAACAGCGATAGCGTTAGGAGCGAGGCTTGTCGCCCCGGTGAGAGGGCCTGCGAGGACGGCGCTTGTCACCGTTGACTCGGTCTTGACTGCTGCAACCTCGATTGGGTTTGTCGGGTCAACTCCACCGAAGTAGTACGCCTGTGCCAGATATGTCTCGTTGGCGCCCCCGGCAGTGGCGGTAAACGCCACCGAGTTCGTGTCTCCCGCCTGCCTCACCCGGTAGTACACCCACATCCGGTTGACGCCCGACGTGGCGTTCGTGAAGGGAGAGCCTGAGAGAAGCGTCCAGCCTGCCGGGGTGTTCGGCGCGCCTGTGGCCCCCATCGTGGAGACGACGATGACTACGAGGTCGCCGACACCAGGCGTCCCGGTACCGTTGGACAGGGTGACAGTGAACGAGGTAGGGAGCGTGGCCGCCGCGTTGAACGATCCGAGCGCCGCGTTGATCAGAACGGCGGGCATAAGGTTACGCTGCTCGTTCTAGTCTAAGAATCGTTCCTGCCTTGACCGTCGAAGCCGCTGCGACCTCTGAGGCGTGCCACAACTCAATGTTTCCCGCAGCGGTCACGGTCATGGTTCCCTCGACGATTGCAAGCATGTCTGCGGCGAGGGTGTCCACCGAGGCGGACGGACCCATGTTTGCCGCATTGGACTTGGCGCGAGAGGACGCGCCCTCTACCGTCACGCCGCCAGCGTTGACGGCCTGGGAGGGTGCGTTAGACGTCGCGGTCGTTCCTGTCGTCACCCACATGAGGTTCGCCACGAAGTGCGTCAGCGTGCCGGTGTGGTTGACGGAGAACTTCACGCCAGTGGTGGCGGCACCGGCCTGGTAGCGTATCGCGTACTTGAAGTACCAGGTGCCGACTGGCAAGGCGACATCGAGGCCGGTGATCTTGGCAGCGGTCGTGGTGGAGTTCGCTGTTGCATCGGCGGTCAGCGCACGAACCTGGACAGCCCCGTATGACGCGAGGGGAATGTCTCGGGGGAGGCCGAGGTCGTCGTTCATGTCGCCCTTGACGTTCGTGGCCGTGTGCGAGGCGTGCTTGTGGATGAACTTGGTGGTGCGCGTTGACCCGCCCTGGAGGACCTTGTTGTTGAAGATCGTGGTGTCGTCGGAGGAAACCGCGCCGCCCGGCGTGTAGAACGAGAGGACGTAGCCGAGTCCACCGGCAGAGTCGCCGCAGTTGATGAAGGTGTTGTGCTGTATGGACAAGCCCTGCGTCTGGTAGATGGTGAGGGCCGAGTTGGTTCCGCCCGAGCCGAAGGCGTTGGCGTTGCCGCAGGACTGGAACTCGTTGTTCTCGACCTCTAGGTCGTAGATGGTTCCGTTCGTGCCGATCTGCGCGCCCGCGAAGTAGTTCTCGAACTTATTACGCAAGATGTGGACACCGCGCACGCCCTTGTCCAGTTCGAAGGTGTTCCCTCCGCTGAAGGTTCCTACGGCTTTGCCGAGGCACTGGTTATCGGTGAACCACACGTCGTTCGCCAGCACCGAGTAGGTAGGGACGCCGTTGGCGTTACGGACGTAGAGCGGGGTCGCCAAGCAGTTGACCATGGTGTTGTGGGTGAAGTGGAAGTTACGGGCCGCGACGACCAGCGAGGACTGTGCGGTGCCGAGGTTGATCCCGATGCAGCCCATGATGCCTCCGCCGATGTCGTCGAACCGGCAGTTCGTGACGTTGATGTCGCGGGTCACCGGATAGGTGGCGGTCGGGTTGTTCGGCTCGATGTCGATCGCACCTGGCATGTCTGGCCTGGTGGTCCGGTAGAACCGGCAGTGGTCTATGTCGGCGCCGTCGCAGTCGATGACCGAGACGCCGTTGCGGTTGTTCTTGTTGACGCCGTCGAACACGCAGTACTTGACGCTGATACGTTCGTTGTGTCGTTCGGTCGCACCAGAGTTCGAGGAACCGATGTAGACCCCGTCGCCCATGAACCCGGTGAACTTGCAACGCTCTATCTGCATGTCTGAGCAGGCGTTGACGTTCAGTAGGTGGTTGTTCTGAGGCGTCCCCATCGATGTCGGGTTTACAGGCCCGCCTCCCATGTAGGGGACAGGCCCGATGAACTGGATGTCACTGACCGAGATGTTGCGTTGGTTGCCCGATACCGACGTGGTGCCGCCAGATCCCGAGTTCACCGACAGGAGCCAGGTCGTCGCGCTCGACCCGATGTACTCCACCATCGAGGCGCCGATGCCCTGTCCGAACAGGATGGTGTTGCTGAACATGTTGAGGTCGCCCACCACGAAGGACGGGTTGACCGCAGTCGAGTTCGGGGCCGGTGGCACGATGACCGCCCCGCCCCCGGCAGTCTGAACGGCGGTCAAGCAGGTCTGGAAGGCGGCCGAGTCGTCGGTGGCGATCATCACGTTCGCAGCGGTGACTGTTCTGGTCGAGGCCGCAGCGAGGACAGCGGTCGTGCCGTTGGTGACCGAGGCAATAGTGGTCACATGCGCTGTCGCAGAAGCCTCGTAGATGGTGATCGTCGAGCCTACGTCGCCAGCCACGAACACGGCGGTCGCGCTCGTGATCGTCGTCGAGCCAGCGGTGGTGGCGCCGTCGAGGGTTGTTCTCCCGGTAGGGCCGTCGATGACCAGCCTCTTGCCCGACACCGTGAAGTCTGCGGCGAGCGAGACGACGACCTGGGTCGCCGAGGTCCTGGAGACGATCGTTGCTGTCAGGGGAATCGCCATGGCGGTTGACGCTCGTGCGATACGAACCAACTTGCCCACGTCGGCAGCGGTGAATGCAGCAGTGGCAGAGGTCAGCGTGGTGTTGGTGGAGGTCGCGCCGTCTGTGACGACCCTCTTGTCACCCTTGGCCCCGCCGTAGGTGATGACGTTGAAGCAGGGCACACCCAACTTCTCTAGGGCCTCGATGGCGTCCCCGGCGTCTGTCAGCCAAGTGATGTGGTCTCGGGTGTTGCCCCCGGCACCGGCAGAGTTCAGTGGCGTCGTCGCCGGGCTGGACGGCTGTAAGAAGGTATCTAGCCCCTTCGGGTAGGCAGTCGTCACTGGTACTCCATTCGCCGGTCAGGCCCGCCCACCCCCTCGGCAGGCGGGCCTTCCCAGTCTCTGCTAGAGGGTGAAGCGCCAGATCCCGTTCGCGTGCCATACGGAAGTGAAGGTTCCGTTTGTCACCGACTGGACGCCGCCGTAGTAGTTGTAGGAGATGCCCTGGTCGGCAACCGGCGTCGTCAGCGTGTCGTCGTAGACGAGGCAGCCGTAGACGTTGGCGAGGGTGGCAGCGGAGCCAGATGCCGTGTCGTTGGCATCGTAGAACACCGTGTCAGCCGTGGCCGAGTTGAGGACCGTACCGGCAAGCGCCACGCCTGCCTGAGCCCACTGACCTGCCTGGAAGACCTCTTGCGCGGTCGCCCACTGGCCGACGTTGTATGCCGAGTTGGCAGACGTTACGTCGTTGTCAGGGGTGATGGTGTTGTTGTACAACGCCACCTTTGGAACATCGGTGCCCAGGTCGAGCGCAGTGGTGTTGTCCCACACGTCGGCAAGGGCCGGACGGAAGATTCTACTGTCTGACCATGCCATTGTTTAGTTCACCTTCTCTGTGTAGGCTTCAGCCACTCCGGCCGTAGCACTGGCACTTTCAGAGGGCACGTCAGCACCTGTTGAGGTTGCTGTCTCGGCCTGGGCAGTGACTGCCTCGTGATCGGCCGCTACTGCTTCCAACTGCGCCTCTGCCTCTGACTGAGCGTCCTTGGCTGCCGCCAAGTCCTCTTCTGCCTTGGCGACCTTGGTCTTGGCCGCCTCGACGTTGCGTTCTGCTGCTTCTTTTACATACGCAGCATGGTCTGTGGCCGCTGACAGAAAGACCGACGGGTCTTGACCCTCAGGGACCTCGATCTGAGTATCCATGTTCTGCTTACCTCTCTAGTGTTCCTGTTGCACATGGAACCAGGACCGCGCAGTCCTGGCCGTCATCCCTGGTGGTCACGATCGACATGATCGCTTTGCCTTCGCCGTCGTAATGCACGTCGTCCTTCTTGACATAATCCTCCCGCTCCATGGCCTCGACCTTGCACTTGGTTCCCTCAGGAACCATGGGCGCGTTGAGACCCTTCAGCCCTCGACAGGTGTGCATCGGCATCGGGGCAGTGGCCTTCCTGGTGATTGCCTTGATCGTGCAGTTCGGGCACTCCCAGTGTCGCTCACCTAGGATCGGAATCATCATGCTCCTATCCTACCTCTCCTCATGAGGTCTTGGTCCTTGTACCTTTGCGGGCGTTCGGTACTGCGATCGAGAACGCGCCCGCGTCGGACTTCATGACCGAGGCCACCCATGAGTCTATGAGCCAGATGCCGGTCTTTCCCTCGTCTAGCCCTTGGAACAGGTCGATCGCCGCGCTGATCGTGACGCCCTGCCTCGTGATCGTCTGCCAGCGTTGAGGGAGTTGGCACCCTGAGTCGCCACACGCGGCCTTGGCCAGTTCGCACGCCATCTTCCCGGCAGCGATACGCCCACCCGTGGGCACAGGTGCCCCAGTCTTGACCGTAACGCCCCAGGTGTCGGTCGCGCCCAAGGGTGCGCTCATGTCTTGGCAGTAGGGCCACTCTCCGCCGTCCTGGCGTACAAGGAATCGGTGGTTGTCAACACGGTACGCGGATGGAGCCAGTACTTGTCCGCCGAGGTTGACGGAAACAATCGCGCTGACAGGCTTCTCGAAGACGAGAGAGCGACTCGCTTGGCAGCCGCACTGGTCGCCGCAGATGCCGCAGCCAATATTGAACCACTCGCCGCCAACCAGCGCGGGAGTGAACGGGGCGCCGAAGCCATTGAGGGCTGTACCTCCCTGGTACGTAGAGAGGCCCGCTGTGCAGTCCTGACGGCAGGGCCTTAGGGTGACCTCACACTGCCCGAACTGCTTCCCTGTCCAGCGCCACAGGTACTCAGTGGCCATGTCCTCGAACGCGGCCTGGCCTGTAGCCGGGAGAGATGTCAGGGAGTCGCATGGACCACAAGCCGAGTAGTCTACGGGCCATGTGCAGATCGTCATGTCCGTATCCTCTCTCGGTTGCGACCACCGGCCGGGCCACCAGGGTAGGTGAATAGCCCGGCCGGTGGACGGATTACGGCACGAACGTCGTGCAACCGCACGCGCTTGCTGGCGGGGTGACGCCGGTCTGGATGATCAGCATCGGCTCTGTCGGGAGCATTGCTGTCGGCAGTTTGGCCGGGTTGGCACCGTTGAGGACGACGGTGTGAACACCCTTGCCCCAGCCGTTACCAGACACGGTGTAGGCGCCCTGCATCGAGAAGGACACGGCGTTCTCGCCGTCCACCGTGATGTCCCCGAGGACACCAGAGTTGACACACGGGAGGACGACGTACCCACTGGCCTCTTGGACACCTGTGGGGCAGGCGTCCCCAGCGAGCCCGGTCCAGAGTTCCAGACCGAACTTGTTGGACACGGTGCCCTCGTAGACGGTGGCACCGACCTTGTCGCCAGCGTAGTCAACGTAGGCCGTCATGTTCGCCATGAAGGACACGAGGTCTGGGTCCACGCCACAGAACTCCATCTCAAGCGTGAACCGCTTGAACGAGTCAGGAGCCTTGACGTTGACACAGAGAGCGCCAGCGGCGTTCTTGGTGATGACCTCTGCGCCTTCCTCGACCTCAGACGAGAGGTTGAGGCTAATGAAGCCGTCAGTGATGACCTCTGCGCACGAGCCACCCGTGACCACAACGCAGCAGGAGTTCATCTTCGACACGCGGATGCGCTTCCCGAAGATGGGCTTAAAACACTTGGTTGCCATGTGTATTCCTTTCTTCGGTTATCCGCTGATGTCCATAAGGACAGCGACGACCCCACATGGGTCGAAGCCTACAACGTAGTTGCGTTCGGCCAGAGCGTACACGTCGTTCTTGTTCTGATCGAAGGTCTGAGCCGAGAAGACCTGCCCTCTGTAGCCGAACAGTGCAGGCGAGGCAAGCATCCACGCCTGGCTCGCTGTGGCAGTCGCCCCGCCAGCAGGAGCGGCCTGGCCGTAGTACCCTGACCCTGCCACGACCGGCGTCCCGACCTTCGACGTGAGCCGAGATCCAGTCTTCTCAACGAGGGTGTCGAGTTTCGTCACGGCCCCCCGAGAGCCGTGAATAACCCCGAGAGATCCGTAGGTGCCACCCAACCAGTCTTCAAGCGTTGCAAGGGCTTCTCCTGGCTTCAAGGCAGTGTCGCCTCGGGGTCGTGTCGCCCCGGCAGCGAGACGTGCCCAAGTCTGTACTTCGGCCTGGGCCTCTTCCCTGGCGAGCAGGTGGGCCGTGGCCATCTCTTCGGCCTCTTGGTAGGCCGCGCCGCCCGGGGCGCCGCACTTCGCAGACCCGTACACTGTGAACGCGGTCGCCGAGCCAACTGTGGTCATCTGCCGGAAGAACTTGTTGACGTTGGTGTTGCAGTTCGGGTCTGTGATGCCCGAGACGGGGCCACACGTCATGGCCTCCCACTCGATACCGTTGGCCCAGTGAGGGTCGCCGGACTCCCGAAGTGTGAGTGCTGAGAACAGGCCGAAGGGCAAGCCGACTCTCGGCTGGCCCTCTACGACCTGTGGGGGTCCGTAACCCATCCCTGGGCCTCCTTCTCTGCTAGAACGGGAGGAAGCCCCAGGACCAGGCTAGTCGCCTGGTCCCGGGGCCGCGCCTCAGGAGCCTACGCCCGCGTTCGAGATCAGTTGACCGATGTGGGTCGAACCGTTGCTGGCAATCGGCACGGTCACGACTCGGGAGTCCCAGAGTCGCTTCGCAACGAGGTACGGGTCCTCGGTGAAGAGGGCCGTGTAGTCGTTGGTGCCCAAGAGCACGCTGTCGTAGATGTTCTCCAAGGTGATGCTCTCGGAGACGCCCTTGACGAACGTGCCAGCCGCGTAGAGCAGGAACTGCACGCTCGACGGAGGGGCCGTGTAGCCCGAGGCCGCCGTCGATGCAATGTCCTGCCAGTCCACGACGTACTGTGGGTTGACGTTCCGGTCACGGAACCAGCCAGCGATCCGAGCGTCCGAGATGTCGAGAAGATCGACACCCTGACGACGGGCCAGGTCAGCGCGGATGGCTGCCTTGATCCAGGTCGGCAGCACAACCTCAAGGGTTGCGTTGTCGCCCATGCGGTTCGCTGCCCGAAGGTGCTGGGCCTGAAGGTCAACGGCCGAGAGGATCGGAGCCGTCGAGCCTGCCTGGCCAGCAGTGAACGAAACAGCAGTGGACTGGCTCACGAGGTTGTTGATCACAGCGGCAGAGACACGGTGGGCGTGAGCCGTCAGCGTCTTGCCGATGTAGTCCTCGATGACCTCGGGGTAGCCTCTCTGCTGAAGCAGACCGGCCGAGATGCAGACACCCGCGTAACCAAGCCGAGTGTCTGTGAACGGCGGGCAAGGAACCTTGAAGCAAGGCTTCGTGCCGCCGCCAGCGCCGTTGTAGTTCCCGGCAATGTCCTGAGCCTCGGTGAAGGCGAACCCGGTGGCCGCGTACACGGCCGCGTAGTTCGGCCCAAGCGAGAACCGGATACCACCACGATTGACCTGCATCTCAGGGAGCGAGATCAGGTTGGCCGCTTCGCTGATGTCCACGAGGTCATACAGCGTCTCGGACGGTGCGCACCAGCCACCAGATGCGACAAGGCTCCCGTTGGGGAGGTTCTTCTCGTTGGTGGCGAAGTCCATAGCGTCCTTCGGGTCCTCGGTCACGACGACCGCTCCCTCTGGGAACTGACGCTTCAGTTTCGCAATGGTAAACCGCTCGCTCTGCTGCTCGTTGCGCTGGTTGGCCATCTGGTACGCCGAGGCGTTGAACCCGCCGAGACGACTGTTGATGGCCTCTGCCATGTCCCTGATCGAGACTGGCGCTCCAACGTCGAACCCAGCCGCGCCCTGTGCAGCGAACGCGATCTTGTCACTCTTCACTTCTGCGTCCTCTTTGGGGGCGGGCCGGTCTGACTTCAGACCAGCGAGGTTGATGTTCAGAGCACGCCGAGGCTTGCTCTTCTTGGCAGCGAGTTCGCCAGGCGCCGTCTCAGGAGCCGGGGTCGGAGCCTCGTTGCCCGAGAGGTCTTCCTCAGGCTTTGCCTCGGGGTCGGCCTCAGGGTCGGCCTCAGGGTCAGCCTCTGGGTCCTCGGGCGGAGTCTCGGAGAGAGTCTCGCTGTCACCAGAGAGAACCTTCTCGGCGAGTTCCTTCGCCTTGTTCGAGCGGGAGAGAGCCGCGCCGTCACGCTTGGTGACCTCGCCCTTTAGGGCCTCGATGCCCTCGGCGAGAGCGCCGAGTGCTTCCAGAGCCTCGTCAGACGGGGCTTCGCCGTCGCCTGGGTACGCTGCCTGGAACGCCTGGACGGCCTGGTCATGGAGAGTCCCGAGGTCTTCGTCACTGAGCGTACCCAGGTCCTCGGGGATCGTGATTTGGTCCTTTGGCTTGGGAGCCATGGGAAACCTCCTGTATAGGATGAGCCGGTCTCCTTAGGCCCCTGCGCCATACAAGAAGTTCTGAGGTAATCATACCTCGTGTTTTTCAGTTCTGCGTCACATGTTCTTTGGAGCCTTGCTGCCCAGCCCCTTGTTCGAGGTCGTCTTGATGCCGCTTGTCTTGCGAACGCCGTTCGCGATCTTCTTGACCTTGACACTCTTGCCCATTGCAGTTCTCCTTTCAGCGCATAGAGAAAGTTGTGAGTCGGATTCCTCGACGGCCTAGCCACTGGCGGCTGAAACTACGGCCAGCGAAGGGTGGCGGGGTCATGTCGCCCTTTAGGGTGCCTTCGAGCGAAGCCACCTTGGCGAACACGTCGTCGAGGGCCGTACCAATCTGGTTAGCCGTGTCGTCACTCAGACCAGGCTGATCGGCCATATTCATGAGGACTGCTTCGAGTTGCGAGAGCGCGTTCTTGGTCTTGGTGAGATCTGCCGCGTTGTAGTTCCCGTCTTGTATACCAGCGTTGAGATCAGCCAACGCCTCTCGGAAGTTCTCCATGGCCGCACCCACCTGCTCTGGGTCTGCCATGTCCTCCACGTTGGCCACATCCTGAAGGGTCTGTTCGAGGATGCCAGCCGATGACTCCGCGTCGTTGCCCGCCTTCTGTTGCTCCGAGCCAGTTGGTGTCTGAGGAGCATTAGCCGGTGAGGCGTTCGGAGTATCAGGGACAGCATCAGCGGTCTTGGTTCCTTCACCGCTACTCGTCTGAACCTTGTTAGGTGCTACTGCAATAGGTGAACCTCCATCAACAGAAACCATAACAGATCCACCGTCAGTACCGACTACTTCACCCTCAACAGGATTTCCATCTTTCCCAGGTACCGTAACTGAAGATCCAGCCGGAAACTCTTTTAGAAGGTCAGCATCTGAGGGCTCAGAGGTCTTCGGTGCCTCGGCTCCGATGTCACCAATCTCCTTGGCTGGAGGCTTGCTGGCGTCCGGCCCACCGATGTCGGTCTCAGGAGTGTCAACGCCTGTATCACCTAAAAGCGAGAGGTCGTTGTCGGCCACGGCCGAGACGGCGTTCCTCGCCTTATCCAGACTGTCACCGAGGTCTGACGCAGTGTTCTCATCGATCGTGCCGTTGTCAGCGTGGTTGTGCAGTTGGGCCTCGATCTTCGACAGGGACTCATCCGCTTGCTTAGCGAACCCGTTAGCCGCCTCGCCATCGTTGGCTTTGATCGCATCTGCGGCTTGCTGGCTGAAGTTCTGAGCGTCAGCAATCGAATCCCCAAGCAGCGTGGCTTCTTGATCGTTCAGATCGGCTGAGTTCGCCATATGTTCCAAGGAAGATGCCAGGTCGTCAACTGCCAAATCTGGCATGTCGATCCACTGCCCAGCGTCAGGGTTGCCCTTGGGCACGCGCCACTGGTTCTCGTTGTACTCGAACTGCTGTGCTGTGCGACGTACCTTCGCGAGTGTTACAGAGCGTCGTCGTGTTGACATCTTCTCATCGTGGCCGGTCTCGCCCTGTCCCGTATACTCGACGGTCGGCGGGGGCTCGTTCCCACCTTCTGCGTCTACGATCTTCAGTTCGGCGTCACCGCCAGCCGTGATGACCTCTGGATCGGATTGGGCTGCGTTGCTCCCGACAGGAAGGTCGGCCTCGTTGCTCTGGTAAACGATCCAGCCGTCGTCTGCGGTCTTGATGTACTGGACTTCGCCCTCACCCTCGAACGTCTGAGAGATGATGGCTCCTATGGGAAGCGCCCCGAGGACCGCCCACGGATTGTCGTGAGTGATGTTGCCTTCCTCGTCAACGCCGTTCGTGAGGGCGTCCTCGTTGTCGATATCGGTCTGAGGGTCGTGGCCGATGTCGGTCTCTGAGTCGAGTAGACTCAGATCGCTGTCTCGATACAGCGTATTGATGTGTTCAACCTTCTGATCCAAGTAGTACTTAAGCCGGTCATGCATCGACTTATCGCCTGCATCCTCTGGCTTCTGTGGTGGCCAAGCAGGAGACCATTCGTTGTCGAGCCAGTCTCGAAGTCCAGTAGAAAGTTCTCCAGCAATAGCGTGCGCCTTGTCTCCATCACCATCTTTCAAAGCCTGGCCGAGTTCTTTTGCCTTAGCGTCCATAGGCTTCAGAGACTTCTTGAGGGCCGCTTGCTGCTTCTTGTCCGGCCCATAGCCCTCCAACATGTTCTTACCGAGGTAATCCTTGGTAATGTCAGAAATGAGGCTATCGGGCATGTCGATCCATTGCCCTGACAGGCTTCCATTCCCCTTAGGCATCCGCCATTGGGTACTGTCATATGCGAACTGCTTCGTGTAGGAAGCCATACGACGTATGCGAATCAGAGAGTCGTCTCGACGTACCTGTGCAGCGAGAGATGCTGCTTTTTCCTTGTTGTCCATGGCCTTGAACCTCTCTCGGAGCGCCAGGACCTGATCATCGTCGAGGTCCAGAGACGCTTGTCGGTTTGTCGGTTCAATCATACCACTTGCGACCAAAGATTGCACGTTTCCTGACGCCACGAGGGCCTGTGGCCTGGGCACAGGGAAGCCTGGGATGTTGACGCTCAACGCGCTCACGAGTTCGAGGTTGCCGCGCACGGTGCGCCAGTCGCCAGAGATCGGAGCCGCCTTCAGCGTTGTCAGGTCCGCGTCTGGGTGGACCGCGCCAGCGATCCAGATGCCGTACGCGTCCTCGCCTGCTACGACGTAAGCACCGACAGCGCCCGTATGCTCGTAGTGGTGCTGGGCGTCGATGTTGTTGAGCCGTGGCCCAGCGTGCAGGGTGTTCATGGTAATCTTGCCGACAGCCTGCTCGCCGTCGTCCGTCGCGACCGCGCCCGTGTGGAAGTATGCGTAGTTGGTACGCGACTTCGGGGGCGACGTGCAGACGTTCCGGCCCTGAGGGTTGGCGATATGGCAGGTGTCCCAGGCCGCTATGTGCCCGAAGATCTGGCCCTCGTCTGTGACGACGATGGCAGTAGGCTCAGTCAGTCGTGGGTTCTGGAACCAGGACTTGTCGAAGACGTGCGCCGCGCTCGCCACGAGAACGTCCTCTGCCGCCGAGGCTGCCTTCTTGGCCTCCCAATCAGCGACGGCCGCACATGCCTCTGCCCGTGAACCGGCGTTGACCTGCTGGGCGCCTGGGAAGTTCACGTCGCCGGTCGCGCACATCTTCTTGACGACGTTGACCGCTGTCGCTATGGCGTGGCTCTCCAACATCCCCTTCTCTTTAAGGTGCGTTGCTATACGCTTGATATACTCAGGGAGGCCGCCAGCGTCCTCGACCCAGTTGAACTCGTCCTCGGAGAACTGCTCGACGCTCTCTTCGTCAACGGAGATGCGTGCGCCGTCGAAGGCTGGGATGGCGACCCCGGTCGCTGCGCGGACACGTCCTTCGAGGATGGAGAACGAGTCGGCGTCCTCTTCCTCGATGACCACGTCGTCGAGGTCCATGGAGATACCAGGCTGCATGCCCTCCTTGACCAAGCGCCGAGCCTCAACACCGGCGTCACTTCCGAGGTCGTGGACGCCCGTGCCCCAGATGATCGTCGCGTCTGAGAGGGACTCCGGCAGCGGGTCGCGTCCCGTGTCTGTCAGGCGCTGGTTGGCCTCGTCGAAGGTCAGGCGCTCGATGTCGTCGATACGGCCGACGACGACAGCGCCGTCGTGCGCCCCGTGGTCTTGCGCCACATAGCGAAGCGGGATGGGCATGTTCTCCCAGCGAAGGGCGTTCAGTTTGATGAGTCGGCCGTCGCCGGTCCTATGCCCCTCCATGCCGATCGGACCTGACCACTTCGCCGCCTTGCCTACCGGGGCATCGACTTCTGACGCCAGGGCCGCCTCTTCACAGGGCGCACAGTCAACAGTCATGACGCCATTCTACCTCACCTTCTTGGAGTTAAGGGCAGGCCACGTCCACCAGGCGTAGCGTCGTCTGTAGGTCGTCGATCTCGATCGCTATTACGCACCCGACAATGACGAGGACGACGAGCAGGGCCACAATCAGCGCCGCGACCCATGGATCGTCCATCATAAGTTCCTCAACGCGTCTACGGATCTTTGCAACTTGTCACGGTCCTCTGTCTTCATGTTGCTGCCGAACATCTTGATCAGGTTCGTGACGCCTCGGATGACGCCTTCGAGGCCGCCAGGCGGGCCGCCGTTGCCGCCACCCTGCTTGCCCCCACCGCCTGAGCCACCTGAGCCACCCTTCTTGCCGGTCTTGCCGCCGCCGCCACCGGCCTTGCCACCCCCGCCCTTGTTGCCGCCGCTCCCGCCGCCGTGACCGGCCGCGCTGCTCTGGCCCTGGATGAAAGCGTGAGCATTGTCCTTGATGCGCTCGATCAGGGCATGGGCCTCTTTGCTCGTGAGTTGGTTCAGCACGTCGTCGAGGGCCTTCAGGATGGCCTTGACGAGCGCCCTCTCACGCTCAGGGATGGACATCTTCTTGTCTTCCTTCTTACCTCCACCCCCGCCGCCCGGGTTCCACTTGCCTGTCTTGTCCCGCTTCTGGTTCGGGTCGAAGCCGCCGAACCTCTGGACGAGGTTGCCGAACTCGATGTCGTCGGCCAATGTCTCGCCAGCGAACGCCTCCAAGACGGCGTCTATCTCGTCCCCGTCCTCAGGCCAGGCAACGCCGATGTACTCTTCGGCGTCGAGGGTGCTTGATACCTCGCGCACTTCATCGGCCGTGACTGCGAGCCCGCCACCCTGTAGGTCTGCGCCTTGCGCTGTCGTGTACGAGATGATCCAGAGACCCTGTAGCGGGTTGGGGAGGATTCCGTCTTGCGCCACTTGGTAGTCCTCGCCAGTGTTGTGCTTGTCGAGCCACGTCTGGGCGCGGGTGATCGCCGTGTCGAGGTCTGGCAGTGCGACTGGACCGTCCATCTCAGAGCCTGTTCTTGTCGGGTGGGAGTATCGGGTACGAGTTACCAAGCGCCGCAAGGGCCTTTGCCTCAGGGCTCTCCTTCAACTCGCGGATTCGGTCGGTGATCACTCGAAGCCTCGCTTGGATCTCCTGGTACTTCTCCCGTTCCTTCCAGAAGTCTAACTTACGCAGTTGGTCGTACAGGGGGCGCGTGAGGTTCTTCTGCTCCGAGATCATGCGACCGAGGGCGCGCATCTCGGGCGTGATCTTCTCCTTGTACTCGGGGTCGGCCGTCATCACGTCCACGTCGGGCTTCAGGGGGAGGTCGTCGAGCCGCATGACTCGCACGCGGTTCCAGGTCATGCGCTCCCAGTAGTCGCTCTCGAAGGTGATCTGGGTTCCCGGCTGCGGGTCCCAGAAGGTGACCGTGCCGTCCTCGTGGCGCTCCCAGTTCCAGATGTGCCCGTAGCGGAGCCCCTTCCAGTCACAGGTGATCGTGCCCCGGCTGCCTGGCGGGTGCTTGTCCATGATCCACTGGACGGTGATGTCGTAGCGGGCCTTCTTCTGCCTGCCCTTCAGGCCGCCTACCGGCTGAATCCCGGCAGACGTGTCGGACGGGAACGTGAACCATGTGCGCTGGGCCATGTTCTCGTTGCGCCCCTTCTCGCAACGCTTCGGGTGTACGTCGAGCCCGCGCCGACGAAGTTCGTAGGCCGTGGACGCCAGCACGCAGTTGCTCGTGCCCGATGTCCTCGTGGCATAGAACATGCCGACCTCGGCAATGATCGCCTCTGGCGTGCGGGCTTCCTCAGGGATGGTGCCGTGCTTCGCTGTCAGGTCGTCTACGGCCCGTTGCGCCTCGGCAGCAGCCGCCTCTTTGTACCACTCGCTGACCGCCTTGAAGCCTGGGGCGAGTTGCCTCCATCCGCCGTCGGCCCGCTCTAGGTCGAGGACAATGTTGTCAAGGTACTCTTGGACCGCCGCCGCGTCCCTGTTCCTCAGGAACATGTTCAGTGAGCCGAGACGGGACGCTGACACCCAAGGGAGTTTGACACCAGCCTGGAAGGACTCGACCTCCAGTTTAGTCATGTCGTTGATGATCTTCTGGATGTCCTCGGTAGTCGAGACCTCTTGCAACGCCTCGCTGATCTCGTCGAACTTAGGGCTCTCGAACTTCGGGTCGTCCTTGAAGTACCGCTTCCAACTCAGTGCCGAGAGATCCATATACTCGAAGAGGTTCATCCACTGGTCGCCCTGCGGCCGGTCCTTGGTGAGTTCCCAGAGATTGTCTAGCGCCGCCATGAAGGCGTCGTAGTCGTTCGCCGCCAGCGCCTGCTCCGCCTGGACGAGTTGGGCCGTGCCGTACTGGGTGATCGGGTCGTCCTCGGGCAGAACGCCTTTGTTCGTCTGGTCTACTGCCTCTTCGCGAAACGCCTGGAAGCGCCCGCTGAACCATTTCCGAGCCACCGAAGGCGTCGTCCCGGGCGCGAGGTTACTCAGGTCTTTCCTGTAGTTGATGAGGTTCGTGCGGGCCTCTGTCTTATACCGCAAGTCTTTCTGGATCTTCGGCCACTTGTCGAAGCCCGTCTGCTCCAGTACTTCGAGCAAGGTGTCCTTCCACGGGTCGTCGTCCCCGAGGTCGTAGGTGGCCCGGCGAAGGCTTGAGACCGCTGGGTCGCTGGGGGCGAAGTAGCCCTGCTTGAAGTTCCACTGGATCTGCTCGACCGGGAACCTGACCTCTTCTGGGAGGGACTTGTCGTCGAGCACTTCCCCGAGGACGGCGTCGATCTCGGCCATGGTGCTGGCCTGCTTGACCCTGCCCTGCAAAGCGACGTGGGCGGGGTCCTCGGCGGGACGCACGGTGACATAGTTGACGCCGTCGATATCTTCCTCGACGGATACGACCTCAAACGGCCCGGCAGTGACCCACTCGGCCTCACCATAGCCCGCCTTCTCTTCGGCCCGCGCCTGCACGTCGATCGCCTTCGGCTTGCCCTCTATGACGAAGAGAGTCCCCGTGCCGTCGCCGTTCTCAGCGTACGGCAGGGCCGAGCCCTCGTCCTCGGATGCCGAGACGACGCCCGTGTCAACGACCTGGCCAGGCTTGTAGGTCTTGTCGTCGTTCGTCCCCCGGTAGAGCGTCGGTGCTGGGACGCCTTGCTCTATAATGGCCTTGGCGAGCAGGTCCCGCTCTTCCGGCGTGAGCGTCCCGCTGCCTCGCAGTTGGACCCATTTGTCGAGCACGGCGTCGAGAGGGGTCGTCGCCGTCGAGATCGGCACGACCTCGATGTGCGACCGATGGCGCTTCTGGACGTTGGCCTCTCGCAGCGCCTTTTCTTCTGAGCCCGCGAGGCTGACGTAGTAGTGATCCATCCCCACGCCGCCAGCCTGGTCGTTGTTGCGCCGGACGATGGCGTGTGTCATCTGCTTGTTCGACGTGATCTGGTGGACCGCCCCGTCCGGCGTGGTGATCCTGTACTTGTTCCCGTCCTGGGTGGCCGTCGAGGGTACGTCGGCCTCGGGGTGCTGCAAGATGATGTTCGAGGATGGTTGCTGTGTCTCCCATCCTTTATGCGTCTGTTCGGCGTGGCCGAAGTACCTGATCTCGACCGGCACGCTATCTAACCCCAACTCCAAGGCCGCGTCCCGCCTGTGGTTTCCCTCACTAATGACGGGCTGGCCGCCCGGATCCACGGTGATGAATATCGGCCGCTGAATACCGTTCTCTGCTATATCCTGCTTGAACTTCTCCCATGCCTCACCCTGCTTGTTCCTGTGCTCGCCGGGAGTCTCACCCTTCGCGCCAGGCATGTTGGCAACGGCTGAGATCGGCAAGGTGCCGTTCTGTGTTCGTGTAATGTGGCTCTTGTCGCCAACTCGTCCTTCATAGTCTGTGGTTGTCAGGTTAGGCTGTGTCTCGTCAGATGGTGGTGGCGGGTTATTGTGGTTGTACGGCTTCCCGTCCCTGTCGTAGCCGTAGCCGTCGAGCACGCCTTCCAACTGCCTGGCCGCTTCCACGTCGAGCCAGGCGTCGAGTTCGTCGTCTTGCACAGGATCCTTTGCGCCGTATCGCTGCCCGGCCCGGTTCGCATAGCCCTTCTCGACCGCGAGATCAACGGCGTTCTCGTACACGGCGTCCACGGTGGCGCCGAAGTGGACGGGGTCGCTGTCATCGTCGCCCTCGCTCTCTGGTAGGTCCCCTATGCGCTTGGTGTACGACCGCGCCGCCTCGGCCTCTTCGCGGGTCGGCTTCTCGAAGCCCATCTCCTTAAGCGTGGAAAGGCGTTCTGCCTCTTTCTTGTCCTCGGGGCTCATGGAGTCCCTATCACGCCGGTCGTTGAGTTCCTTCAGGTACGCCGCACGCTTCCTGCGCGCCGAGGGGGAGGGCGCAACCGGATGGGCCTTGATGCGCTGCAACTCGTCTATGAGGTCCTGCGAGGACTTGTCCTTCAGGTCAGGGTTGACCGGCTCGTCGCCTGGTGGTGGCCCGTCCCAGACCGCCTTGCTTGTCGCCCGTCCGCCCGCTACCGGGGGCTCGTAACCGATGTCGGAGTTCTCTTCGAGCAGTGTCCAGTCTGTGTCGGCCCACTCTCGAACACCTTGCGCCGACTGTAGGAGCGTGTCGTTCAGGCTCTCGTCTTCAGTCGGCTTCGCCGTCTCCAGCAGGTCGGCGACCTTGGAAACGGCCTCTTGGAAATCCTTATTGCGAGGGTCTGTATTGGACGGGTCGAACGGTTCCAGGAGGCGTAAGGCTTCCTTGACGGTCTGGCGCGTCTCGGGCTCCGTGTCTGGCCCGAGGACGTTCAACAGGCCAACGAGGTCGTCCAGGTGCTTCCACGGCGTGAACGTCCAGCGCCCTGAGCGGTCGCCGTTGCCACTAGGAATCCTCAGTTGGTCACGCCAGCCAGACGCCACGAGGCTGTCCATGTCGAGCGGGATGGCCAACAGGAACGCCATCTCTCTGACCCGTGTGGCAGCCGCTGTCAGCGCCTTCTGGGCAGGGGCATCCGCTCCTATCACCGTACACCGGCAGTTTACAGTCTCCCAGGGTGGTGCAGCAGGATCACCGGGCATCATGAGCAGGCTCTGACCGACCTTGAACGGCTTGGTCATGGCGACGACCTGTCCGTCAGCCGTTCTGTGGCTCTCTCTGGTCCGCTCGTCCTCCGTCGCCAGCCACTCTTTGTGGGTTACACCCTCGTCGGCTAGGGCTGCGAGAGAGCCGCTGTTCCACGCGCTCGTGGCCTCTGTGCGGGCGATACGGGTCGCCCGAACCTGCCAGTCGCTCTCGTCCTCGTTGAGTTTGTCCACGGCGGTTTTGCGGACGGTCTGCCAGATCTGAACGGCCGGGTCATGCTGGTGCGCGTAGGTCCTCGCCGCAGTGCCCGGCTTCCCGAGTGGGTCGAGGATGTCGTCGATCTTGCTCTCGGCGAGGGCCTTCTGGTCCTTCCAGTACGACTTGTCAGGCTCCCAGGCCAGCCGCTCAGCGATATCCCGCGCCTGCTTGTCTGTGCCCCAGCCGTCGAGGGTGCTGACGGACTGGCTCAGGCGAACCTCGTCGAAGGCCCCCTGAGGAATCTCTGGGATTGCGGAGCGTGACAGGCGGTCTCGGACGGCCGCCAGGTGAAAGGCCATGGCGTCTGCACGGGGTGTTGTGGCCCCGGATACCGTTGCCCCAAAAGCCGCCTGCCACGACTCCCTGATGGACTCGACCACATTTTCCCCAACCGAGTCGGTCCACCAGTTCATGAGGACGCCGAGGGCGAGGACGGGCTGTGCCTGGTCGTAGCGACCGGCAGTGATCGCCGCCTTCACAGCATCCAAGACCCGCTGAAGGTACGTACGGGTGGACTTCGAGACAACGAGGGCTAGAGCGGTCTCGGCTTCATCCCGCGAGTTGCTGGGCATGGGCAGCCAACCTCGCTTCTAGTGCCTCGAACGTGTGTGGCCGTTGGGCGAAGACCAACTCTCGCACGTAGGAGTCAAGTAGCCTGTAGAGGTCTGGCTCAACGAGAGCACAACACCCGTGGTCCTTCATCATGCGAGGAAGCACGGCCCAAGCGCCGCTGAGCGCGGCATCGACCATCGACGGCTCTGGAAGCCACACGGTATGGGCCTCGTGCCACTCTGTGCCTGAGCGCGTCATGGCGCCGTATCGCGCTCTCCCATGCCGGGCAACGCGCTTCCCGACAAGTTCGAGAGCGCGGATGACCGCCATATCACACGCCGCGCTCAGGGAGCGCAGGTCAGACTGGCCTGGCTTCTCCTGGTCTGGCATCTGTCTCCTGTAGTGGCTTCGGCTGATCGCTCTGGTTCTTCGTGCCGTTCGGCGTTGTCTCGACGTGAACCTGAGGCGACGTGTTCTTCACCAAGGGAATCAAGGTGCCAGGCTCGCGCTTGCTAGAGATCTGGTCGGCCCCGGTCGCGGGGGTTCCGTCGAGAAGTGCCTGGACGGAGGCGACGATCTCAGGCATGTTGTCGATGAGTTGAGGGTTGGCCTGTGCGGTCTGGATCGCTATGGCGATAGCCCGCTCGTTGGTCGTCGGCGCGTCGGTCTCCTCGAAGCCGCCCGCCGTCCTGAGGGTCGCGTCACTGAGCGTTCCGACCGCGTGCAGTTGGCTGGCGTCCGCGAGTCGGTTCGGGCGCTGGACGAGTTGGCTGACGTCGGCCCTGACGATGTACTGGTCGGCCTCGTCCTTGCTGTCTGGGTTCTGCTGCTTGAAGATCGGACGGTAGAAGCCCGTCGTGAGCGCGTCGGTGATCAGGTCGAGACGGGGCTTGACGTGCGCCTGGACGACCTCGTCTCGAACGAGCCACATGCCCCAGTGGTTCGCGTCTCCCATACCCATCAAGAGTTCTGGCGGGGCGTCGAGGTTAAGGCCGAGGCGACGGATCGCCTCTTCCCTTAGTTCCTTTGTGTTCTCGTCGAACGGCGTGGCGAAGGTGTCGAACCGGATGTGGTCGATCGCCTCGTCCGGTGCTCCAAGTAAGAGTGGCACGATCGCCGCCGCGTTGGAGCGGTCCTCCATGGGCATGAGCATGGCCTGCATGATGGCGTTGAGGACCGGGTTGTCGTTGAACGTCGGCTCGTCGCCATCGGTCGTCGGCACCTTCGCCGCGTTGAGGATCGAGTTCGGAATCCAGTAGACCCCTGCCCCCGCGAGGCGAGAGTCGATCTGCGCGCTGACGTGCTGGGTGAGACCGACGAGTTCTCTCAGGACTGGTAAGGCAGACCGGACAGGGCTGTCTGAGTTCTGCCACTTGGCTGGGTGTGGATCCCATATGCGCTCTAGGTAGATCTTGTCCTCGGCGTACTTCTCGCCTCGGATCTCCACGTCTGTTCCCTGCCCACGCCTGACCTCCAAGGTCGAGAGCACAACCCAGGCGCTGTCGGGACGGTCACCCTCAGGTCGAATGACGGTGCCGTCTTCAGCATCAACGTCTTCGGGCTTGACGGGCAGACCGGCAAGGTTGCATGCCCCAGCGACGAAGAGGTTCAGCCCCATCCTCGTGACCATCTGTGGTGTGATGAGCGCGAGGATAGGATCTATCTCGTCCTGCCTGACACCGCCCTTCTCGACGTATAACTCGGCCTGACCCATGCGGGACGCGATCGCGTTTGAGACGTAACGAAGTTCGCCCACCTGGTCGTACATGAACCAGGCTTCTCGCTGCCATGAGTCCTCGGGGGTCTGCCCGGTCGCCTGGGCTCGTTTGACCTTCTCGTCGGTGACCCGCGTGGCAGCGGCTGTGACCGCCGAGGCGGTCGGTGTCACGCTCGTTGACTCGGTGGTGTTGTCGCTTGTGGGGCCGTTGAGCCGCCAGGCCGATGGGATGGCTGACATCGGTGTCTCTCGCCGACGACGGAACCAGGAGGCCATGGTGCTATAGTACCCGCTCTTCTCTGAGGTCGGCTCAGGCGTTCCTAACACGCCCCACTGCCTGCTGCTGGTAGCCCCTGGAGACGACCGCCTGAGGCTGGAGGATGATGACGTTGCCGCCACCCCTCAGCCGTGTCAGCGCCTGGGTCATGGCGTCCACCTGGTCGTCGTGCGTACCGTTGTTGAACGCCTTCATCTCACTGAGGAAGTCGGGCAGCCAGTGGGCGTCGGCCGGGAGGTAGACGTTGCCGCTCTCGATCTCGGGCGTGACGGCGCGGGCGCGAGCCTCCTTGCTGTTCGTCGGGTTGACCGGGATCATGCCCGGGATCTCCTCGCGCAGCACGTCGATGACCGCCGTGCCGTTGGCCTTGTCCTCGACGATGTGCTCGTACACGCCGCTGTCCTTGATGAAGCCCCGCATCTGCT